GTTGACCTTGTACTAGGTTTTAAACTAACATAACCTGTTTTTTCTCCACTTTCTGTCCTTACAAATACTTTAAATCCATTCATTTTTTGATATATGTGAGCATAAGCATCAATCCACATAATGCACATCCTCCTTATATCGTAGTATTAGGGTATGAAGATTCGGAACTTAATTTTGCAAAAGTTGCTCCATATTGTACCTCTTCCTCGCTTACTTCCTCAATAGCTTCATCTATAATATCGTTACATTTATCTAGCATATCTAATGCAATGGTGTCCCAATCTATAGTTTGCATTTCTGTCGTGGTGTTTACATTTTTCATTTGCTTTGGTAGCCTTGAATACATACCAGGACAAAGCATATAACAAACATAATATATATAAGCTATTTTGATAAGACTTTCGTCTAATCCTTCATATTCGCTAATTTTTTTGTTAATATATTTGTTAGCTCTTATTAAAAAATCTGGAGAAGTAACTACATCGTCTATTAAAATCTCTTCTGGTACTCCCAAAATAGCTCTAACTCTTTGACTTAGCATATCAATTCTATTTTTATTATAGTCTATCTGCATAGTACTTCTCCTCTCTCTCTATTAAGCTAATACTAATATAGCAGAAGCTCTTGAATCTATTTTGTTAAATCCTGCATTCTCAGTAATTACAGCTAATTGTGTTTGATTTTCAACTGTTTTACTTACTTCATTTATCATTGAACCAGCTTCTATTGTTTTTTCAATAGCATAATTCTTAGCTAAACCAATTATTTGATGTTTTCCATCAGAAGTTAGTCCTAAGTCCTCACTATATATAACCTTTAAGTTGCTTAATAGTCCTTGTGGGAACTCAAATTGTACCTTTGGGTTTATAGCATTTGTTAGGTTTTTGTCCATTAATATTGTGCAAATTTGTGTATAAACATCTTTGTCAACTAATAATGTATCATAGTTAAATGGAGCTTGCTCTACTAAGAATGTTACTAAAGTTGTTTCGTCTAGTTTTCCTTCTACAGCTGCTGCATTTAAGTCTGTAGCTTTATAAACTGTAGCTGGGTTTGTATTTCCATCTCCATTTAATACTACGTCTATAACTGCTCCTACTTGGTCATAAGAAGCTTGAACAGATACTAATTCCATTTGTTTTCTGAACATATCTATTGTAGTTCTTCTTAATACTTCGTATGTAGCCTTTACACCAATTCCATATTTATATATTTTAATTGCAACTTCTCCAAGTTTTAATGTTGCAACTGGAATATTAGCACCTTCTGCTATTCTTCTCTTAGATAGAGCTAATTTATTAGCTTTTCCAGCTGGTGTATCAGATAAATCTAATACTACTTGTCTAGCGGAATCTCCTGTTATTGTTCTTGTACTTGCAACAATATCATTGATTATAGAAGGCATACCAGAAATTTGTCTTAATTGTCTTATAATAAATTCTGGGAATAATGCTCTATTCTCGCTTGTTGTAAAGAAAGCCATCATTGGAGAACTTTCATAACCATATTCTAGGTTCCCTTTTGTAACTATTCCTCTTGAAAGTAATGCAATGTCAAAACCATCTAGTTCTGAATTATGCTCTTTATTAAATTTAGCAATCTTATCAGAATATTTATCATTCAAATATGTTGATAAAGATATTCCATCTGATGCTACACGTTCAAAATCTTCTGCTTGAACATTTATTTTTTCTTCGTTGCTTAATGCAATAAATTTATTCATTTTATTTTTTCTCCCTTCTATTATAGTTTTATTGAAACGAATAAGCTATCTGCTGTTGCAGGTTTTACAACTGCTACTTCGTGTCCAACTGTTGCTAATTCTTGAACTTGTCCTTTATCGTTTACAACTAATGTTGTATATCCTGCTTCTACTGCTTCCTTAGTTGGAACATTGTCTACTCCACCATATATTTGAACTCCAGCATATCCATCCATTTCATAAGTCATTATAATACCAATTAAAGTATCATCTTCTGTTGGTTCTGCATTTCCAAAACCTACTGTTCCGTCTGCGTTTAGTTTAACAGCTAGTTGTTTGCCGTTAATATCTACATTTCCAGTTGTTGCTTCTGTGTAATTAGTTTTTAGATATGTTTGAGTTGCGGCATCTACTGGAAAAGTTGCTGCGACATATCCGATTCCTTCAAAACTTGTTAATTTTGCCATTATATTTTCCTCCTTTTATTAATATAATCCTGTTTTAAAACTATTATAGTTTACTTTTGCATATCCTTCATCAACTTTCGTTTCCATACTGCCTTGTTTAGACACTTTTTCTTTTTTGAACTTCTGAGTTGCTTCTTGTTCCCAAGCTTCACCCATAACTTTTATATCTTTAGTAGACATACTAGCAAATGTTTTTGAAAATACTTCTTTGTTAAAAGCATTGCCCATTGAATGAACTCCACTTTCCAAAGCATTTTTTATCGTCTCATTTCTAGCTTCCAATCCTTCTTTTGCAAGAACTACAAGCTCATCTATATTGGTTGCTATATTGTCAAACTTATTTAATATATTCTCTACAGACATTGTTTCTGTTTCTTCTGTTTCATTTTCAGATTTTTCTTCTTCATTTTCCACAGTTTCTACACTATCTGTGTTTTCAGTAGTTTCTACAGTTTCTTGATTTTCTGTAGTTTCTTCAGTTTCTACATTTTCTACTTCTTCTGTAGCTACTGTTTCTTCCACTGCTTCTTCTGTTTCTGGAGTTACATCAGTTGTATTTTCCTCAAATTCATTGTTTAAGGTCATATCTTCTAATCCTCCTTTCTTATTTAATTGCTTATATAGGAGATTTATGTTATCTCCTGTACTAAAGCCAAATACCAAATCGTCCTTTTCAAGTGACTGTTTGCCATTTAGAACTTTTAGTCCATTTGAATATTTATTTGTTTCTCCACCGCCTGCTGATTGAATAATCGCATTTGGATAAGCTCCATCAAATACTATACTATTTTCCATTAATACATTGTTGCCTGCGTGTAATTCTTTTGGTGGTTTTGCTAGTACTATACACGTTTCAACTTCGTTAGTGTCTTGGTCAACAATATATTTTTGTCCTGGTATATGTTCACAATGTCTATAATCGTATATTGAATTATGACATATTGAACATTCATAAGATTCAGTTGTTGTTCCCCAACCTATACTTGTATCTGCTAAAGTTCCAGTCTCTATTAGTCTTATAATATCGTTTTTGCTATAACCATCTACTTTGCTATCATCTCTCAATATATATTGAGTTGTGTATAGGCTCATAGTCTCACCCTCTTGTGAAGGTCCTCCAATTCTAGCATCAAATACTTTTCCAATAGGAATACTTTGAACACCTAATTGGTTCCAGTTATGATTTATCATTAATGAAACACCTTTTTCAGCATCATCACGCATAATCTGCAACAATTCTGGAGTTATTTTTATATATCTATCTGGAACTATTCTATCTCCTACTGCTAAGGTCTCAAATACAAAGAAATCTTCTTTTTTGTACTTATCTGACTTTATAAATCTTTGCATCTTGCTCCATTGTTCATCTGTAGGTATAAAATCACTCATTATTTGCCACCTACCTTTTTACTTTTAGCTTTAGAGTTTTTCCTTATTTCAGCTTCTTCTACATCAACTTCTTCTACTGTCTGTAAATCCTCTTTAACTTCTTCTTCGTGTTCTTCGTGTTCTTCGTGTTCTTCTAAAACTTCTTTAGGCTCTTCTACAATAGGTTCTTCTACTGCATTTTTCTTTAAATAAGCTTCTTTTTTCTCAACTAAATCGTCAAGCATTGCTTTTGAATATGGTGTTATAGAAGATTCAACAGTTGGTTTTATTATGTATGCCATAGATTTTCCTCCTTACTTTTCATTATTATCTGAGTTGCTCGAATTATCTGAGCTACTATTATCTGAATTATTATTATCTGAATTATTATTATCTGAATTATTATTATCTGAATTATTATTATCACTGTCTGAACTTGAATTGCTATTGTTACTTTCTTTAGTACCTGTAGCTTTATCAACTCCAATGGCTCCTTGTGCTGCTTCATCAGTGCTAATCCATCCTTGTTTTTCAGCTACAACATAATGATTGTCTTTAGAAATTTGTGCTGCCCATTTCTGAGCTTCGCTCTGATATTCTAGTGGGTTATGTGTCAACTTTAATGTGCCTTGATAACCATTTAACTGTAACCATATAGCTCCAACATCTTCTATAAGTCTTTTACTTTTTTGTTGGAAGCTTTTTACCATATCGGTTATTACTTTCATCTGAACAGTTCCCCAGCTTTCAGTAGAGCCACTGTTTCTATTCATTAAAAAGCCTAAAGTTTTACAGCCATTGAGCATTTGTATGTCTATCGATTCTAGCCAAGCTCTCGTATCTATCGAATTGCCTGCTGAATTGTTATTGCTTCTGTCAATAGTTATATCGTCTGTAACCACAATATCTTGAGTAGGTTCTCTGTTTACTGCTACATTGGCTGCTAAATTTACTGCGTTTTCTATTGCAGATTTAACCGCATCTTTATCATTTCTTTGTGAAGCTGGTAGACTATTTATTACCCTTTCTTTATTTATTGTGAATATGTTATAAGGGTAACCTTGCCTTCTTAAAACTGCCGAACTATCTTTTATCGTCTGTAATTTATAATCTACTGCTGGTACAGCTGATTCTAATAAGTAACTTCCTGCTGGGTTGGTTATGTCAGGATTTACTATTACCCAAAATACATTTCCAGTTGTCAAATCT